CGATAAATGGTTAGGATACAATTAGAAAACGGATACCTTGACGTTAAAGACGGGACTGCGTTCCCGTTAAACTTCCAAGTGGGTGACATTCGTGACGTGTCAACTCGTAAGGGGGCGTTTAGTAAAACAATAGTTCTTGAAGACACAAAGAACAACCACGACCTTTTAAACCATTACTACGACGTTAATATTGAGGCGGGAACATTCGACATAAACACGATTACAAAATGTTCGGTAATTCAAAACGGAATCCCCGTAATGGAGGACGCAAGTCTTCAGCTAATATCGGTTAAGAAGAACCAAACAAACGATGCTTACGAACAATCGGTAACTTACGAAGTTTTGGTTAAAGATTCACAAAGCGATTTCTTTACTGAACTAGGTGCAAAGGAGTTAACTGACTTGAATTTTAGTGATATGACTCATTTATATACTTCAGCAAATGTTGTGGCAAGTTGGTCGAACACGGTTAGTGATGGTTATAAATACGTTTTACCTTATTCGGGTGACAACTTTTATCCGTTGAAGGAAATGAAACCTGCGGTTTACGCAAAGGTTTATTTTGATAGGATATTTGAAGCGGCAGGGTTTCAATATACTTGGAGTACTTTGAGCGCAGCTTATTTCGATAAGTTGTTGATTCCTTACAATGGCGACCAAGAATTTTTGGACTTTACGGTGTATGCGGTTGAAGCCAACGAACAACGAAACATAACATACAATTTCACACCTGCAGGTCAATCGGTAGGCTTTACAGAAAAGCTAGATAATTGGAGTGAAACGCAAGACCCGTTTTTATTATTCGACCCTACAACGGGAACTTACACAAACACGTTAACCGTAACGCAAGGCAGTTCTATTGACTTGTTATTTAATTGTAGTTATGACATTGACTTAAACAACACGTCAGGCGCAACGGCTTATTTAAACGCAATAGGTGGGGGTGGAAACCCTTTGAGTTATTTTTATTCGGTTAGAATTCAAATATACGTTAATGGCGTTTTAAACACGGAAACAACATTCGCTTCTTTTTTAGCTACGCTTGACGCATTTAGAACAAGCGGCACTAACATACCAAACGGTGTTACTAATTTAGGTTCGTTTACAAGATTAGTTAACTTGTCAGTTTCAAATTTAGTTGTGGGTGACACGGTTGAAGTTTATGCAGGTGTTCAAGTTGAGACTTATGTTCCGCAGGGTTCAAGTGGATATTTAAGGTGGCAAACTATTGGTAATGTAAACACGGCTTTTGTTGAAACTGAAATAAACAACTTTGATGTTGATATGAAAATAGTGCCGTCAAATAATAACCTAGCAACTGGCGCATTAATTGACCCTACGTTTTGGATTCCTAAAAAAATAAAACAATCGGACTTTGTTAAGTCTATTTTCACAATGTACAATTTGTACACGGAAATAGACCCCGACAACCCGAATAAATTAATCTTGTCACACCGTGACGACTATTATGACGCAGGACAAGAAAAGGATTGGACTTTAAAACTAGCAAAAGACCGCGAACAAGATTTAAAGTTTCTTCCTGAAATAACCTCAAAGCGTTTAATACTAACTTACAAAGACGACAAGGATTCACCGAACACAACTTACTTCAATGCGACTAACGAAATTTACGGACAAGTTGAATATATATTCGAAAACGAGTATGTTAAGAACGTAGACAAAAAAGAAATTCTATTCAGTCCAACTCCGATGAGTAAAACGGTATTCGATGCGGTTGTTCCTTTAATTGCGGGTGCTGCTCCAAAGACGAATATTAGAATACTATTCGACGGTGGTTTATTTCCTTGCAACCCTTTTAATATTTACGACTACGGAACAACGGGACAAATTGGTTTAGTTCAATATCCTTCAATAATACATTTCGACAATCCAGACGTTCCAACGTTTGATTTAAATTTCGGGGTTTGCGATTATTATTTTTACCAACAAAACGTTTTAACAAATAACAACCTTTTCAATTTATATTGGAGACGGACAATAGGACAAATTGACACGGGGAAAATGCTAACCGCTGAATTCGATTTGCGAGAAACGGACATCGCTACTTTAAAACTTAACGATAAAATTCGGATTGATAATTCTTGGTGGAATATTAACAAAGTAATTGACTATGATTGTAACAACCCAAGACTGACGAAAGTTGAGTTGTTAAGTGTTGACACTGAAATTGATTACGCAAGGTTCACAACGGGAAAACCAATTTTCCCAACACCTTCCGAAGTTGGTAATATTACAACACCAATTATAAACTCAAACTACGAAAACACGAATGTAATAAGCCTCGGAAGTAACGCTTTAGTATTCGGACAAGGTAACGTTATTCAACAAGGTTTTAACGGTGTTGTTGTAGGTAATAATAAGTCAGTAAGTTCGGGAGACACGGGTATTTGGACGGACAACTTAAACGGGAAATCCTTAAACAACTTTAACCCTTACGGTTTATTTTTCAACCCTACATTTATTGATGCTGACTATACAGTTCTTGTTGACGACACAATGATTATTTCAAATGGCGCAGCTTTAGTTGACGTGACTTTACCGCCAGTTGGAAACGTTGGTAAAACTTACGTGATTAAAAACGTGTCAACTTTCAATGTCGATGTTTACGGAGATGGGACTGACTTAATTGACGGACTAGGGGTTTATGGCTTACCTCAATGGTTTAGTTTGATTCTTATCGACTCGGGAACGATGTGGCTAAATATAAACTATTAAAACACGAACGAAATTTTTCTATTATAAATTATGGCAGGGACTATAAACGTCGGTACTATTCAAGTCGGAGGACTTAAAGAATTAAAAGCGGAACTTCGTGCGGTTCGTGACGAATTACTAGGAGCGACCGACCCCGAAAGAATGAAGGAACTCGCTGAAGCTGCGGGTGAATTGAAAGATAGAATAGGAGACGCTAACGAACAAATAAACGTCTTCGCCAGTGGTTCAAAGTTCGAACAAGTTTCTAATTCATTCGGAAGTTTAAAGGATTCGATAATGAACCTAGATTTTGAAGAAGCTGCCGAAAAAGCTGAAACATTTCGTCAAACGGTAACCTCAATAAGTCCTGAAACCATTTCAAAAGGAATGACTGGTTTAGCCTCAACGGTTAGCACGTTAGGAAAAACATTTGTTCAGTTCGGAATAATGCTTTTAACTAACCCAATCTTTTTATTGGTTACCGCTATCGTTGCAATCGTTGTTGCTATTGGTGCGTTAATGAATGCTTTAGGAATACTTCAACCGATAATGGACGCAGTCGGCGCAGTTTTTAGTTTTGTTGGTGACATTATAAATACGGTAATTGACGCTATTAAAGAATTCCTTTCGTGGTTTGGTTTGAGTGAGGGTGCTGCCGAAGAAGGTGAAAGCAATGCGCAAAGTCGTCACGATGCGGAAATGGCAAGGAGTGCAGAAAAAATTGCAGCTTTAGAAAGCCGTTCGAATCTAGAACAAAGCGCATACCAACGTGCTATTGATTTAGCTAAAGCCGAAGGAAAAGACGTTACCGAATTAGAGAAAGCAAAACTACGTGCATCAATAACCTTCCAAAAGTCGAAAGAAAAAGAACTTCGTTTACAACATCAATTAATGCAAGCCCAATTAGAAGAAGCTAAATTGATAGCAATAATAAGAGGTGGCGACTATACTGAATATAATAAATTACTAGAACAAACAAAAACAATAGTTACGGGAATAACGTCTTCGATGGAAAGCGTTAAAGATAGCGAAAACCAGTTGAAAATTATTGACATTGAGTCAACAAAAACGCAAGTTGAAAATTCAAAGAAACGAGCAGAAGCCGCCGCCGAAGAAGCTGAAAAAAGAAAAGAGGCTTTAGAAAAAATAAAAGAAATTCAAAACAAGTTTGCTTACGACCAAATGAGTGAACGAAAACAAGAACTTGCCGACATTGACGCGAATTACAAAGAAGCTTTTCAACTAGCAAAAAAATACGGTCAAGACACTACCACTTTACTTGCTAATTACAATGCAGAACGTAAAGCGGTTAACGATGAATTCGACAAAGAGGAACTTGAAAAACAGAAGGAACACCAAGACGCTATTGCTTTATTGCAACGTGAACTTAATTACAAGACGTTAAGCGAAACTGATTTAGCGCGACAAGTTGAAAGGGACGGTTTAGCGGAATGGTATACTCAAAAGTACGAACTAGCAAAAGACGATGCCGAACTTACTAAACAACTAAAGGAACAACAATTACTAGACGAACAAGCGTTAACGGAAAAATACGCTAAAGAGGACGCTGCGAAAGTTGCCCAATACAACCAAAGTTTAAAAGACCTTCGAACCGAACTTAACCAAGTAGGTTTAAGTGACGAAGAAATAGCACGTCAAAACGAACGCCTTGCTTTGGAGAAATGGTATGCTGAAAAATTAGAACTTGCGAAACTAGACGCTGAAGCCCAAGCCGAAGTAAAGAGCGCATACATTGCAAAGTCCCAAGCTTTAGACGAACAAGACAAACAGAAAGCAATTCAAAACGCTATTGACAAGGGTAACCAAATTGCCGAATGGACAACTCAAGGACTTCAAGTAATTAACGATGTTGTAGGAGCATTCGCTAAAGACAACGAGAAAGCGCAAGAACGAGCATTCAAAGTTAATAAGGCGGCAAATATAGCAATGGCAGTTATTGACACTTTAAAAGGTGCGGTTGCTGCATACACTTCGCAAATAATACCTGGTGACCCTACCTCAATTGTAAGGGGTGCAATTGCCGCTGCAATGGTTACCGCTGCGGGTGTTGCAAATATTAAGAAAATAGCTTCAACACAATTTCAAGGCGCTTCAGCTTCGAACGCTCAAGGCGGTGCGGGTACTGGTGGCGGTGGTGGTTTACAACCTGCAACACCTCAAACGAATTTGTTTGGTGGCGGTAACGATATGAACACTTTACAAGGTGCGCAAAGTGTGGAATCTAAACAACAAGTTGTTAGGGCGGTGGTTGTTGAAAGTGACATAACAAGCTCACAAAGTAGAATAAAACGAATGGAAGAAAACGCGACACTATGACAAGTTATTACACTTTATTAAATAAACTCGAAACGTTCTTTAACGCTCATATCCAAGTTAAAAAATTTGGGGGTGAGTTTAGGGAACAGATGCCCAACTTCTCAACCATTGACGAACGTTACCCTTTAGTTTATGTTGTTCCAACTTCCGAGACTTCAGGAATGAACACGAACGTATTTACTTTAGATGTTTATTGTGTTGACATTATTCAAAAGGACCGCGCCAACATAAATACAATTTTAAGCGACACCCAACTTATATTAAACGACCTTTACCTTTACTATACGGACGGTTCGGATTTATCGATTGACATTCTTGTCGACCCAACAATGACGCCTTTAAACAACTTTGATTTAGATTACGTTGCAGGTTGGGTTGGTACGTTTACTTTTGAGGTTAACCAATATTCAGTGTGTGAAATTCCTTTAGAACCAATAACGCCCGTAGTTGTTGAATGCTTACCCGCTAATTATTTGGTTGAATACGAAAACGGAACGGACATACAAAGCGGAACAATACCAAGCGGTGGGAGTTTAACGATTCAAGTTCCCGACCCTATTGAATGCGAACCTGCAATTGCTCAACTCGTAAACACGAACGACTTACTTTTATTAACCGAGTCAATTGACTGCGGAACAACCGAACAAATAATTGCACCCGACGGAATAGTTCATTTACGTAAAGTAAACAACGGAACAATTCACGTTGAAGCAATACCAAGCGGTGAAACAGAAAACTACATCGTTGCGGATAACAACATAACCGTTAACCAAGTTAGCCCGTTTACGATTCACGCTACCGACCCGCTTAACATTCGATTACATAATCAAAGCGGTGGCGACATCGTGCCTCAATCGGTAGTTTACCAAGGTAACTCGAACCACGTTACAATTACGGTTAACACTTCGTCTTTTGTTCCCGTGGGTCAAACGCTACAAAAAACGGGTCAAACAATTAGTTATGCTCAAAATGACGATGGCGACACGGAGCGCGGACGCTTAACAAACTTTTTAACGTTACCTTCAAACAATCCATTTGGAAACACGAATCGATTTACAGATAAAACGGGCGGACAAGTTTACACTAATTCAGTTGCTTTTGATTGGTCAACTTACAACGGTTCAACGGTACTTGCTTATTACTTTGGCGACTCAACAACGAGACCTTGGACAACTCAATTAGACCAATACAAAAATAGTGTGATTGACGGTTTACGAGGTTGGGACTTGTTTAACATTTACGAAGCAATGAACATAATGAACTTTAGCTTTCCGAGTGGATTTCTTTATAATTACCCACCATTTAATTTAACTAGGCGTTATATGTGGGTAAGTACTAACCAAACGGGCGCAACGGGAATTTCAACGGAAACGGCAGGACCAAATCCATTCACAGCATCAACAAAAGTATCTGCGCTTTGGGGAATTTGGGTAAGGGTGTGTAATGTTTCAGGAACTAATATAACTTAATTATGACTTATAAATTTGAAAATTGGAACATCGAAATAATTGACCCTATTAAACAAGTGGTTAACGTAATCGATAACATTGAAAACAAGACGTGCAACGTTGACTTGCTTTTAACAACTGACACTGCGCAGTTTGGTGTAACTTTAAACGGGTTTACTTATTCGGAAACTTGGACAGACCAAGACGTTCGCGATTGGGTAACAATTGAACTAGAGAAATACGAGGTAAATGGCTAGTAAAAAATTCAAGGTTAAATACGCGACTAGAAATAAGTTAGCGAGGTCACTTCAAAAAGAAGTTCGTACACTTGGACTTATTGACACTGGTACGCTTTACGATTCAATTCGAATTTCTGCGGTTAGTGGTGAGGTTATCAATGAGTTAATGATAACGATTAACGCAATGTATTACTATTTATTTTTAGACGAGGGAACAAGTCGCGGAATACCACCTTACTCAATAACCGATAAGTGGTTGCAACGTTCTGACACCCAAGCAATAATTGGTGAAATAGTTGCGGAATATATTGCTTATCAATTTGAAGTTTACCCATTACTAGATTTAGCACCTATATTAAACAACCCTAAAATACAAATACAATTTAACTGGATTGATTCACCTTACGCTAATTTACCAACTGCACCAATGACCGCGTTTTAAGCTAAAACGTGTTTCATTGAAAGCATATTAAACACGAAGGTTAAATTAAGGTCAGTGATGGCGTCAATTTTTGTAATGTCTTCACCCGCTAAATTATAAAGCAAAGATTCCCAAGCGAATTTTGACCGCTTCTTTTCGTTTTCAACTTCTTTCTTTTCTTCGGGGGTTAGTTCTTCGGTGTTTTCGTCTTCGTCGAATTGTTGAGCGAATAGGTTTTCGTATTGTTTAGTAAAATTATCGCGAAATTTTAGGTATTCGTGAACCACACCAAACACGCTAGTAATAGGAATTGTTTTAAATACTTCGGAACGTTCGAATAGGTTGTATTTATAAGGTTCAAAAACACGGTTATTCCATTCGTCTAGTTGTGTTTGTCGGTAAAATATTGCACAAATAATCGGTATATTTCCGATTTTATCGTTAACCGTGAAATAGTCGGTATCAATAAACTCACCTAGCGTTATTTTCTCGAACGGTTTAAACGTGAATTTATCAATTTGTTGGGTAATCTTAACACGTGGTTCTTGACGCAAGAATTTAAGCGGTTCAATTAGTTGTTTAAGTTCGTCAATTTCTAGGTCGTAAAACTCTTCAGGGTCTTCATCCGCAAGAATCGAAAGCATTTCGACCTGCATTTCAAACAACGAATCGAATTCAACTTGTTCAAGTTTCGCGAGTTCGATGAATTGGTTAACCGTTATTTGATTCCACGACTGCGGTAACTTCATTCGTTAATTGTTTAGCAGTGTCTTTTAATTTGTCGGCAACGTAAGCCATAAACGGCAATGCTATTTCAGCATTTAAAGATTTAAACAAATTTGCTTTGTGTTTAATGTGAGCATCCGAATAATGTTCCTGAATGTCGAGGTCTTCGCGTTTAAATATAACGGCTAACATTTTAGACACGTACCTAGTCGGGTCTTTTTTAATAATTTTTTCAATGTGTTTAATGTCACGAACTGACAACTTAAATTTCTTGTCGTAACTGATATACTTGAAACCTTCTATTTCGATAGTTCGTTTTTTCTTTGTTGATGCTTTGTAAGTTACCGTGTTGAATTCTTTAACCTTGTCTTTGAACTCGGAAAAGTCCATTTCGTTTACCTCGTCTTCATCAGCACCAAGGTACGTAAACACGGAAACCCATTTCTCAAAAGCGTCTAGTTCTTGGTTGTTTGTGAACTCGCTAACCTTTTCGAATTGTTCAATAGTTAGTTCGTTAATTACGTTTGGAATTTCTTGCTTACCTAGTTTTATCATCTTATAAGTTTTCAACAAATATAAAAAAAATAACAAACAAATTTTTATCCTATTATAAGGTATGGCGAAAGATTTACCTCTTTACAAAATTACAATTGACGAAGAATATTCAGAAGGCGAAGACTTGGGAATTGATATGATAGCATTCACTTCTAAACCTGCGGTAATGGTTAAAGGGTTAGCGTTTAAAAGCGCTGAAATTTTCCATTTCAAAGACGAACCAAAAATGCGGATTGTTGCTCCCGCAATGATTCCTATGAATATATATAGAAACGATGAGGGCGAGGAATATTACGTACAATTTACGGAGCAGGAAATAGAAAATATTTACTCGAAGTTTATGCAGGATTTAAACAACCAAAACTTGTTTAACCTAGAACACACGGATAAAAAAGTCCCTGCGTATATTCTCGAAGCTTGGATAGTGGAGAACCCAAAAGAAGACAAAGCGTTTTCTAGTTATGGTATTGACGTACCAAAAGGGACTTTAATGCTAACCGCCCAAATCACGGACAAAGAATACTATTCAAAGTTAGTTGAAAGTGACCAAGTCGGCTTTTCAATTGAGGGTTTTCTAGGTCTTAAATTAAGCAACCAAATAAACAAATATAATATGATGTTACCTGATGGAGAACATTTAATTGAAGGCAAAATATACGTTGTAAAAGACGGAGAAGTTGTTGAGATTAAAGAAGAAGTTCCCGTAGAAATGGAGGCTGAAATGGCTGAAGAAGTCGTTGAAGAAGAAATCGAAGCGGAAGGGGTAACGGCAGCGGAAGCTGAAGAAGTTGTTGAAGAAGAAATCGCAATGGCGGTTGACCCTCAAACGGATTCAGAAGCGGTTCTTGCTATCGTTCAACCCGTTTTAGATGCTTTAGCCACTGAATTAATGAAGGCTATTGCTGAAGTAAAAGCATTGATTCCCGTTGTTGAAGAAACGGAAGTTGAAGAAGTTGAATTGTCCGAGCAAAAATTTTCGGCAATTGACCGTTTAAAAAAGTATAGAAAATTATTTAAAGAAAATTAAAATGAACAGAAAACTAAAATTCGATTTGGATATCGAAACTAACGCACTACTTTGTGCGAACCCTGATGAGTTCTATTCTAGAGCTTATTTAACTGAAGACCTAGTTGATAACTACCGAACTTTGCCGGGTATTAAGTCAGCTACTAAATTGGCAAACGTTGCTTTCGGTAACATTTTGAAAGCTTCAACTTGTAGCTTTACTGCTCCTAACGATTCACTAGACGCAATCGATGTTGACGTTTGTGCTTTGTCAGCAATGGCGCAAATTTGTCAGTTTGATTTAGAGCAATCTTTTGTTTCTTTACAAATGGCGCAAGGTTCTAACGGTGACTTTACGGTTGCTAGTTTTATGAACTACTATTGGAATGAAATGTCTTTGAAAATTCAAGAAGACCTTGAGTTAATCAGATGGCAAGGTGACACAAGTTTGAACCCTGTTACTTACCCTATTGAATCTTTATGTGACGGTTATTTAGTAAAACTTTGTGGTGACGAAAACATCGCTGCAGGTCTTTACGCGGGTGCAATTGATTCAACTAACGTAATCGCTCAAATGACTGCGGTTTATACAGCTTTACCTCCTGCGGTTATTCGTAAGAAAGCTGATTTGAGATTTTATGTTTCTTCAAATGTTGCCGCTGCATACGAATTGGCTGCTGCTACGGGTAACACACAAACATACGTTACTTTACCTTTAGGTTTAACTTTCCTAGGTGTTAAAGTTGTAGTTGCTGACGGTATGCCTAACGACACAATGGTATTGACTTTGAAATCAAACCTTATTTATGCGTTCGATGGCGAAGGAGATAGTAAAGCGTTGAAAGCGGTTAACTTAACTGACACTGTTGCTGAACCATATTTGAGAACTCGTGCAAATATGAAAGTTGGTTTTTACTATACCAACCCTGCGGAAATTGTTGTTTACAATATCTGTTTTGACTAATTAATTTAATTACTAATTTGAAGGGGGTGGGGTTATCCCTTACCCCTTTTTTAATACTTATAAAAATGGCTTGTACAACTTTAGAAGCAATCGTAAAAGGGTGTGATAATAACATCGGTTCGATTGTTAAAATTTACATAAACGACCAAGACGAAGTAACTGCGGTAAACGCAAACACGACAACTTGGATTATTGGTTCAATTACTCACACTTCGCCTTTCTTGGAGTTTGAGTTTAGAAGAAACACTTCAAACTATACCGAAGAAGCGGCAATCGATTTAATTAACGGTTCGTCTTTCGTTACGCAAACAATTAACTTAATGTTCCACAGACGCGAGGCTGCTAAATCTTTGGCTATCAAAATTCTTGGCGAAGGTCAAAGAGACCTTTCGGTTGTTGTTTTGGATGGAAACGGAATCTATTGGTACTTTGAAAACGTTCAAGTAACGGCATACGGCGAGGGTTCTGGAACTGCGAAAGCAGACGGTTCAAAATATTCGTTGGTATTGACTGCTGAAGCTGAACATTTAGCTTACGAGGTTGACTCAACGGTAATTGCTGGATTACTAGTTTAACCTAAACTATAATTTAATAAGACCCTCGATTAACGTCGGGGGTTTTGTGTTTTATAACACTTTACTAATTTTTTATATTATTAGATATGATTTATTTAGACAAGGGAGAAATAAACACTTTCGCGTTAACATTAACCGAGAACTCAACGATTTCTGCGCCAACTTGGTTGTTTGTTTTTGAGAACGAATTCAACACGGCATCTCAACCTATTTATTGGGTGGGTGTTGACACGTCACCTTACGTAAATCGTTACAATTTATTCACTTTAGAAGAGGGCGTTGACCTTACTTTAATTATTGGTCAATACACTTATTCAGTTTATGAGTCACCCGTTCCAATTATAGTTGGACCAAACACGAGCGCAGCAGGTTTAAACCTTGTTGAAGAAGGTCGGCTAGTAGTTAACGGAACATCAAATTCAATTTACGATTAAATGAAAATATTCGGATTCGAAATAGGCAAAAAAGAAAGCGTTCAAGTTGTTGAAGGTAACAATTATCAGGCGTTTTCAACACCTTTTTTAAGGGTGGGCGAAGGTAATTTAAGTTTACCATACGTAAACCCTAGACAACAAGTAAACGGATACATTCGATTCGGTTCGGACAACTTGTACCCTCAGTTATTAAACCAAATGTACTATACTAGCCCGTTGCACGGTGCAATAGTAGACTATAAAACAAACGCTGCGGTTGGTGGTGGGTTTGAAATAACCGTTGACAAGAATGCAACCGCAATAGAGAAAGTAGACGTTTACACCTTTGACAAGCGAGTTAAGTTAAAAAAGTTGTTGCCAGTTCTAACAAAAGACGTTATTATTCATAACAGAGTGTATTTTTATTTATGCTTTAACCAAAGTGGGGATGTAGTTAAGATAAAACACATCGGAGCGGAAAAGGTAAGGCGTGACAAATACGGTGAAAACTATTTCATCTGTGACGACTGGAGTTCACAAATCGACATTAAGACGCTTAAACCTTATAAATGGGGTTTAAATCAAAGAGAATGTTTATATATATATGAAAGTCACTCGGTAGGTCAAGACGTTTACCCGTTACCTCAATATTCGAGTGCTATGAATTGGGCGTTTTTGGATGGTGAAATGTCGTATTTACAAAAGTCGAATATAATAAATTCTATTTTCCCAAGTTTCGCAATGATGTTTCCCAAGAAACCACAAAGCGAAGAAGAAAAAATCGCCATTAAAAATACTTTGGATAGGGCAAAAGGCGCAGCGAATGGAGGAAAAGCAATAGCGTTCTTTTCTAATAACCAAGAAAGCCTTCCGAAAATTGAATCCATACCAACAAATTCAAACGATAACTTATTTCAAAATACGACCGAATCAATAGATTCAAAGATTTGTCAGGCGCATATAATCGACCCAATTTTAATGGGTATTCGAGTTAGCGGAAAACTAGGTTCTGGAAGTGACATTAAACAAGCGTACATAATATTTGAAAAAAATACAATTATTCCTTTGCGTGACATCGTTGAAGAAATAGTTAACGACTTAATGGAAATAAGCAAGTTAAAAGCTACGTTCACAATTAACAACTTCCAAATCGTAAATGAAACAATTGTAGAACTAGACGAAAACACGAACGCAGTTAACGATTCATTGAATACTATGTCGCCGTTACTAGCTACAAAGGTTCTAGAATCGATGACAATTAATGAAATTCGCGCACTGGCTTCTTTACCACCCGTTGAAGGTGGTGACCAATCTAAAGGACAAGCAACCCAAACACCAACGCTATGATTTACTTTATAACTGAAAGCTATTTAAAGACACAAACACCTATCACGGCAAATGTTGACGTTAACGATGTAGTGCCTTATATAAAAACCCAATCCGATATGCGGGTTCAACCTATTTTAGGAACGTACTTTTACAATTATATGCTAACGGGTTACAATGCGCAAACGCTAAATAACGACGAAGAAACACTTGTCACTTATATTCAACCCGTTGTTGCGTGGCGGTCTGCTGAAGACGCGGTTTTTGGGTTAAGCTACCAACTTAAAAATAAAGGTATACAACAACAATTCGGGGACTATTCGAGCCAAGTTACACAAAACGAAGTTGTGTTTAGTATGGAACACTACGCGCAAAAGGCTAGTTTTTATGAGGCAAGGTTGTTTAAGTACTTAAAAGAAAATAAAGACTTGTTTCCTGAATTCATTTCTTTACTTAACAAAGATAGCGACATTAAGCCGTCAAAACGCGAAGACACTGGTTTTACTAATCAAATTTTAATATTGTGAGTTTAATTGAACAATGGGCAAGAAAAGAAGGTGTAACTAGACCTATTAACGGAAGTTGGCTTCAAGCCTTACGCGAGAATTACGGAGGTCGTCAAAGTGGTGACGATTTAAGAAGTATTGCCGTAGTTTTAGAAGCTGATTTAGTACGTTACCCCGTAGTAATTCAAGCTATCGCAATTAAACTTGGAGCGCAAACACCAAATAACGGGAGTTGGTTACAAGCAATAATTGACGTATGAAAATAGCATCTTTTATTTCAGGACTTTTTAAAGCGTTATTAATCTTTTTAAGTCCTATTAAATACATCGTTTTATTAGTGGCTTTAAGTACGATTATTGACACTTTATTCGGACTTTGGAGGGCATACAACACGAACGTGGAAATAAAGTCTAAAAAGCTACGACACGGCTTTGTTCCTAAACTTATTACTTATTGCTTTGCGGTTATTATAACTTATTGCACGGACTTTTATATTTTAAACGACTTGACTCAAACGGTTGTAGCAGTGGATTTTTTAAGTACTAAATTACTAGCGTTGGTTTTGATTTCAATTGAGGTTAAATCAATGGATGAAAGTTTTAAAGCGGTTAAAGGTTATTCGTTTTTAGAAAAGGTAATTAACACGGTTCGTAAAGTAAAGGACGTGAAAAAAGAAATTCAGGAATGATTGATTTACGGCAACTTATAGGATTTTTGTTTGCGGTTTTACTGACTGCATTATTTTTATTGTTTTATAGTTGTTCAGCATCTTACCACATAAACAAGGCAATTAAAAAAGGCGCGAAGATTGAAACACGAATTGACACCGTAAGAGTTTATTTCAGGGACTCAGTAATAAAAGACGGGTTCAAAGAATACTTTTACAACTACCGTGACACTATCGTACAAAACAACACGGTTTACGTTCCTAAAACACGCTACGAAACAAAGACCGAATACAAAATAATAAAGGAACAAATTCAACAAGACGCTAAAACGGACAGACTAAAGGTTAAGCAAGACGCAAAGACGGAACGAAAAGAAATTCAATCGGAAAAGAAAACCAGTTGGTCCAGTGTGTTTAAGTTTTTAGCGGTTGTTCTTGGACTTGTTGCCCTTATTATAATACTATTAAAAACCAATAAAAAAATAGGCTTATGAATAACGTGAGAAAATACACCGACAAGCAACTTCTTGACAAGGTTAAAGAACTTGAAAGTTTTGAAAAGATTCCAACTAATTATTGGGCGTTATTTGTGCGCTCAAACGAAGACGCTGCGGACAAGTTTGACGATAAATGTTACATTTTCAAAGGTTCAAAATTCGTAATGGTCACAACTTGCACCACAAACAAAGGACATAAGGGAACGGGAGTTGTTGAAGCTAACGTATGGAATTACGACGGGTATTATTTAGGATTGCATCGAGGTAAAACACCTGCAGGAATTCAACGAAAAGGTTTTCCTTATCGAAGAGACTTTACAACGGATGGAAAGACGAACCCAACAACCGAAATCAAAACGGATATTCGAGGCTTTAATTTTCACGCTGCGACACACGATTTAAAATCTAGTAGAATAGTCGAAAACATAAGCGGTTGGTCCGAAGGTTGTTTAGTGTTTAACAACACACCTGAATACGTTAAAATCCTAAACCTATTTAAACCCCAATTTATTTGGTCGTTCGTGATAATAGACGAATTCGAAGCGGAATAACAACCGCTTTTTTTGTATACTATACTTTACTTTTTGTACATTTTCCTAACCTAATGTAAAATAAAACCTACTTTTATGCGTAAACGCTTATTCTTTGACATTGAAGTAAGTCCAAATATTGTTTTTAGTTGGCGAAGTGGCTACAAATTAAACATTGACCCTGACAACATTATTGAAGAACGGAAAATTATTTGTGTGTGTTGGAAATGGGAGGGTAAAGACGAAATCCATTCCTTAACTTGGGACAAAAAACAAGACGACAAGAAGCTTTTAAAAGACTTTATTAAGGTAATGAATTCAGCACACGAAATAATCGGTCACAACTCGGACAGATTCGACGTTAAATGGCTACGCACACGGGCTTTATTGCAGGGTGTTGATATGTTACCTCATTACGTATCGATTGACACGCTTAAACACGCTAAAAATGGCTTTTATTTCAATTCAAATAAACTCGATTACCTTGCTAAATTATTCGGCGAAGGTCAAAAGAAGGATAACGGCGGTTTTAGTACGTGGAAAAAGATAGTTCTTGACAAAGATGCTGAAGCTCTTGAACTAATGGTTGACTATTGTAAGCAAGACGTCGCCATTTTAGAACGGGTATTTAATAAGTTGCAACCATACGTTAAAAACACAACACATTACGGGGTTTTGTTTGGCGAGGAAAAGTATTCGTGTCCAAGTTGTTCGGGTTACAACATCGGCTTACATAAAAGGTACGTTACCCAAATGGGGACGCAACGCTATTCAATGCATTGTAAAGGTGGTTGTCCTGAAAAGTTCACCATTTCACATAAAGCTTACCAAGACTTGTTAACACATAAAATAAAAGAAAGAAATATTTCGTAATTTAGACCATTCTTGTTTTTAAGCTGGTTAGGTTTGATGCTAAAGGGGTGTATTTCGGTGCACCCTTTTTTATTTAAGGTAAAATTCTTTTTACAGAAACCCTTGATTTTGCTAGGTTTATTTAACATTACGAAAAATAATTGAAAAAAAACTTAACTCAAGTTATTCACAATTAAAAAAGTTGTGTACATTTGCATATATCAATTAACGAAAAACAAGAATTATGAAAACAATTAAAACAGAAACAAGCGTAAGTGGTAAAGTAGTTGAACTTATAATGCTTAACACACCTTTAAATCTTGAATATTATTTTATTCATATTAATGGTGATTTAGTTCATTCGCAATATGAGAATAATAATAAACTCAATGCAATTTTTAACGAATGTATTAATGAGGATTTTGATTTAATTTACGCATAATAAAAATAACAAGGGGTGCGACTGTAACGCACAATTTAACCTTTAAAAACAAGAATTATGAAAGACTTTTTAAAATTTGCCCTCGCAGTTTATTTATTAGGATTAATTATCGGAATCATTGAATCAATTTAAAAACAAGAAAATGGAAAAGTACACTGAATTACAAATCGACCTACCTAACGAAGAAGCTTCATTCGTTATTAATGAAATAATTTTCACCGTAAAATTTGAAATCCACAACTATGTTTGCATTTATACCTCAATGCGTTTTGAGTTTTGGTGTGACGACCTTTGCGAAATCGTTGTAATTGAACCTAAAGACCTAGAAAAACACGGTATTAATTTAGACGTTTGCGAAGACTTACACGACGAAATCAATAAGGAAATCGAAAATTGGTATCACGAAAATTACGAGGTTGACCCTGACGAAAACATCGACGAGTGGTTTGAAAAGAAAATTAAATACTTTAATGCTTAAGATATGAAACAAACGGCAGTAGAATTTTTTGAAGACGAACTCAAAGATAAATTAGGAACAATTGTAATTAATAAAAATTGGGAATTATTGGAACAAATAATTGACCAAGCCAAAGAAATGGAGAAAGGTCAAATAATGAAAACTTGGTATGATTGTAAGTTATCAATAATAGAAAAAAATCCAACTGATGCAGAACAATATTACAATGAAACCTTTAAATCAGAATAAAATGTACGTAGACATAAACACAATAATTAATTACTGGAAAGGTCAAAAACACGAAGGAGACAAAGGGGGAAATTTTAACCTAGACCTTTATTTACAAATCTTAAAAGCAAAAAGCAATGAAATACAACAGAGGGAAAATAGCCAAACTAACTGAATGCACTAAATTCGAAATGATTGATTTCTACAACGCGTGTCCGTTCGTGTTTGAGGGTGAATTTATCGACACCCGTAAACGTGAGGTTGTTCTTTGGCGTTCGGTTGGTATGGTGTGGAAATGGTTAGGGGGTTCGTCACTTGCTGAAAGCGCAAAAGAATTTCACCGAGACCACGCGGTTACAGTTCACGCCATTAAAGCGGTTATAAATGCATACGAGGGTTACGGACACCCCGAAATAATAGAAAACATCGAGAAAGTTAAAGCGTGTTTTCCTTTAAATTACTATCCTGACGAGGACATTTGGGTTAATTACGCTAAAAATTTGGTTCGTTTAGACGGACTATTAGGAAAAATGTTATAATTTTAAACAATCAAATCTAATAAAAATGAAAAAACAAGAAACAACGGTTGAAGCTGCGGCTTTAACATTTTTGCAAAAGCTTCATAAAGCAAAGCAATCAATTAAGAAGGTAGCGAAGAACGCTAAAAACCCACACTTTAAAAACAATTACGCCGACATTAACGCGTTAATTGATGAGGTTGAACCCGTTCTTTTGGAAAACAACCTTTTATTATTACAACCAATCGAAGACGGTTTTGTATTTAGTCGAATAGTCGACATTGATTCGGGCGAAATTGCCGAAAGTTATATGAAGTTGCCTGAAATCCTAGACCCTCAAAAAATCGGGTCGGCTTGCACTTATTTTCGCCGTTACACTTTGGTCGGACTTTTATGTTTGCAAGCGATTGATGACGATTCGAATTTAGCAACGGAAGCGGTTAAAACACAAAAGCCATTAATTAACGACGAACGCTTTCAAAAGGCTTTGGAGGCTATCGAAAACGGGTTAGCTTCAAAAGACGATTTAAACAAATTTCAGTTAACTCAAAGTCAAATAACTAAACTTAACCAACTATGAAAATACGTTGTTCATCACTAGGAAAAATAATGACTGCGCCCCGTTCAAAATCGGAGGTGTTAAGTCAAACCGCAAAGTCTTACATTGAAGAACTTGCAAAAGAACATTTATTCGGTATTAAAAAGGTGTTTAAAAGCCGTTACACTGACAAAGGGAACGAAGTCGAAGAACAAGCTATTGAACTAACCGAGGACGTGTTAGGATTCGAGTTTTTGACCAAGAACGAAAAGTACTTTGAAAACGATTACATTAAAGGAACGCCCGACGTAATTACAACATCGTTAATTATTGACGTAAAAAGTAGTTGGTCGGGTGAAACGTTTCCTTTTTTTGAAAGCGAATTACCTAACAAAGACTATTATTACCAAGTAATGGGGTATATGTGGTTAACTGGGAAACAAAACGCTTTAATTAGTTACTGTTTAATTAACACACCTGAAGAAATTGTTAACGATGAAATACGACGCACCGCTTGGGGAAAATACGAAATTGAACCCTCTGAAGAAACTATTCGAGAGGTTCAGTCTGTTCATAATTTCAATCATATACCGAAAGATAGACGAGTGAAAGCCTTTCACGTTGAGTTTAACGAAGGTGTAATTAATGAAATGAAAACACGAATTGACGAATGTAGAAAATACTTTAATACTTTAATAAAATGAAAATACTAAATGTAAAAAAAGAACATTGCAATGTTTATGAAATACCAAATAACACCAGTGGAACTTATTTTTTATTGAATAATGAAAATGAAGTTGTTTATGTTGGAAAAGCAACGTGCGTAAATAGTAGAATAAGTCAGCATAAAAAGAATAAAAATTTTTCGAATGTTGTAATTATTGAAACTAAAAATCAAAACGATGCTGAAGTTTTAGAAAGGATTTATTTAAATATTAATTTACCTCTTTTAAATACTATTTGTCCTAGATATAATGATATTCCTTTATGGGCTTTAAGAGACCAAATAAAAGAATTAGAACATTATGTTGATACAACTGTCAGAGAAATGTTTATTGAAATAAAAAACGATTTACGCAATGATTACGAAAAATTTATTAGAATTGAAGCTAAAAGAATTTTTACTGATTATCAATTTAATGGTCAATATATAAAATCTTATTAAAATGAAAATAACACTTGAATTCGAAAGCCTAGAAGACGCTCAACCGCATTTAAACGGCTTTGACTATCGTATTGCTTTAGAAGACTTTTATAACTGGATGCGATATCAAATAAAACACGGTGAACTAATCGAAGCAAAATGGACGGTTTACGAAGAAATTCAAAAGAAATTCTTTAGTATATTAGAAGAAAATAATGTAAATTTAAATTAAAAAGTTATGAGTTACGACAACACGAACACGGGTGCAATATTCAAAAACGACAAAAAAGCTGATAACCACCCTGATTACAAAGGTAAAATAAACGTAAAAGGCGAGGAACTAGAGATAGCCTTATGGGTTAAAGACGGTAAAAGCGGAAAGTTTTTCAGTGCAAAGATTAGCGAACCATTTAAAAAAGATGTCTTTGAGGGTTTGGAGCAACCGAAAACCGACCTACCGTTTTGAAAGCCTATTATTTAATATACCAATCGGAAGGTGTTCGAGATTGGAGGATAGTTCAAGCGCATTCAAATGAGGACGCCATCCAAAAAGCGGACATACATCCGAAATTGATTTACCACGTTTCAACACTGGAAGCTTGGGAGAAATTCAACGAAGAAAGACGAGGTATGTTTAAATAACAAAAACAATTTTTTTATATTATTAAGTAGGTTACGCTTCGACAACATAGTAACTGAATAATAACATTATTACCCGATTATTTGAAAGCGAAGTCGAAGCCGCGAGTAGAATGGTCGGGTTTTTTAATGAACTAAAATGAGAAAAGCATTTAATTTTTATCGTAGCTATTGGGACGTAGCTAACGAATTAAACGACAAAGAAAGGTTAGAGTTTTACGATGCGTTGTTAAAACGTGAGTTTACTGGTGAAGAAAGTGAACTTTCAGGAATGGTTAAGTTTGCTTACCTTTCACAAAAGCATTCCATTGATAATCAAATATTTGGTTACGTTTCTCAAATGAATAAAAAACACCCTAACCAAGACCCTTGGCAAGGGGGTACTAAAGAGGGTAAGATAACACCTAGGGTACAAGAGAAAGAGAAAGTAAAAGAGAAAGTAGAAGTAAAAGTTGAATTAGAAAATATTGAAGACCGCAAACAAAAGTTTGCTGATAACCTCAAACCATTTGTTGAGAAATACGGAAGGGAGTTTATTAAGGATTTTTATTTGTACTGGAGTGAAACGACATTAAACAACAAAAAAATGAAGTATGAACTTGAAAAGACTTGGAGTTTAGAACGTAGGTTGTATAAGTGGGAAAGTAACGCTAAAAAGTTTGGGACAGTTTTACCTATTGAAGAAAAAACTAAATTTAAAGCAGCGTGGCAATAGAAGGATTTAAAGTAACGGAGCCTAGCGATGTTCTTAAACAATTAAAAGAATATAGAAATAATTACCACGAAAGAGGTGTTTATTTGGGGTTTGCTGCGATTGATGAATATTATTCAATGCAGTTAGGCGGTTGTACTGACTGGACGGGTTTCCCAATGAGTGGTAAAACGCAAGTGTTAATGGAAATGTTAATGAATACTTCTATATTTTACGGTTGGAAACATTTAATTTATTTTCCTGATGTTGGTAATAACGTTGAAATAATTGCGGACTTCATTCACAAAAAGACGAACAAATCTTTTGACCCAAAAAAACCGAATGTAATTACTGATTTTGATATCGAGAAAGAAATTAAGTGGGTTACTGACCATTTCAAGGTATTAACTAAAGTTGACGTTAAAGCTAAAATGACACCAATGGATTTTTGGGATATGGCTGCGCACATTAAAAAGACGGAAGGATTACACACCGCCAGTATTGACAGTTGGAAAGATTTAAGCCACCCTTATGACACTTACGGAGGTTATGCGACTTATTTGGAGTTTTGCTTACCTTATCGAAATCATATTGCTGAAGAAAACGACTTGCATTTACATACAATTATTCACCCAAAACTTACGGAGAAAGTAAATGGTCAAAGGTCAGTGCCTACACCCTACGATTTAAAAGGAGGTTCGGAGTGGTTTAATAGTGGTAAGTCAATGATTACAATCCATCGACCCGACGTAACGCATAACTTGGTTGAAATCTATTTCAATAAAATAAAACCGCGTTCAATTGGTAGGATAGGTAAGTGTGAACTTCATTTTGACATAAACACTTTGACTTATTACGACATTGATGTTGTTGCACCAAACCAACACAATAAACTTTACGCTGCTCCAAAAGGCGAATTAAAAACACGAAATGTATTACCGAATGAAATACAAGAATTTTATAAACCACTATTGCCAAATAATAATTTTGACGATGGATTACCTTTTTAACTATGAGATTAATTAAACAAAATAAGAAAACAACCGATTTAACGAACGGTGAACAATTTAAGTTTTTAAACGAGCAAACAAATTACGAAGTTGTTGACTGGATTTATTACCGAAAAATTGGTACAAAAACACGAAAACTATTACCTAATGTTTGGGTAAAATCTTATAAAACTATTTAACTATGGACAAAGCATTAAAACAAACTTTAGCGTCCGTTAATTTGTCGCTAACGATTAATAAAATGATTTTTCGCAAGAAACTAGAACCGAAAAAATCGGAAGGAATCGAGGTAATTATTCAAGACCTTTTATTAGTCGATGAGGTATTTAAACAACTGAAACACGAAAACAAAATTTTAACGACTAAACTCTATCAGATGAATATAGAGTTAATGAAAGCAAACCAACGAATAAACGACTTGAGAATATATGAAGACTAAAAAATGTTCGTGTTGTGGAATTGAAAAAGAATTATCTAAATTTAGGTGTTTTTACAATAAAAAAATAAATGGTTATTTTGATGAATGTAGAATTTGTTACGATTTGAATTTTAAAAATCAAATTATAAAAGAACAAGGAATTGAAAGTTGGAATAAATGGTTGTTTGATTCTTTTAAACATAGGATAAGGTCTAGAACACGTTTTGCATTCAAACGCATAAAAGAAAATAAACCAATAAATACTGAAAAAATATTGGGTTGTGATTGGTTAACGGCTAAATTGCATATTGAAAGATTTTTTACTAATGAATTAAATTGGGATAATTTTAACGAATGGCATATAGACCACGTAATTCCATTATGTTCAGCATCTAACATAGAAGAAGTTATTTTATTATGTCGATACACAAATTTACAACCTTTAATAGCAAAGGATAATTTAAAAAAAGGTGGTAAATATTAAATATAAAACTATGAAAACACGAAAATGTAAATACTGCCGTTCAGAGTTCACACCTTACACCTCACTTCAAAAGAATTGTTTTCACGACCTTTGTGTCAAAGCAATGATTAAAGAACACGAGGTTAAGCAATGGAACAAGAAAAAAGCGAAGTTAAAAAAGGAGTTAATGACTGCATCCGACTGGCTTAAAATTGCTCAAACTACGTTTAACAAGTTTATTCGTCTTCGTGACACGGGTTTAAATTGTATTTCTTGCAACGAAAAACCGAAAAAAGAAAACGGAGGGCATTATTTTAGCGCAGGCGGACACGCTAACGTTAGATTTAACGAAGACAACGTACACTTGCAGTGTGAAAGATGCAACCAGTTCTTAAGCGGTAATCTTTTAAACTACCAAATAGGTATAGAAAAACGAATAGGAGGGCAAAGATTACTAGTATTACACGAACAAGCGCATATAACAAAGAAATTTACCATTGACGAACTGCGAGAAATAAACGAAATCTATAAACAAAAAATCAAAGAATTAAAAAAGTTGTATATTTGAACTAATGAACAGATTACTAACAAAACTTTTAAGGGTTAATTTTCGTCAATACGCTATGAGAAGACGAACACCTAACAAGTTTTTAAAGGAATTTAGTCACGAAGCTTTTGTAAGGTTAAACCCTGAAGAATGAATAACAATTTTAAGCCTATAACCTTATGACATCTAAAGAACAAGCCGCTAAATTGAGGTATTTATTTTCTAAAGAATTAGATTTAAAAACTACAGATGTTAAAGTATTACAATGCGCTTTAATTGCAGTTAATTTGTCGCTTGAATTTTGTGGTGGTAAAGATATGAACGAGGAATTTGATAAGGTTTTGTATCTAGTTGAAGTAAAAAACGAAATTGAAAAGTTATGATTATAATCGGACTTATTGCTTTTGCGTGGTGGTGGTGTGAATTCGAACCACTTCAATATTTAATTGATGGTGTTTTTGGATACTTCAAACCGTCTTTTTACCTTAATTGGATTCACGGTGGTTTAAGTTGTATTAAATGTGTTGCGTTTTGGGGTGCTTTAGCGTACACTGGAGACGTTTTCACCGCTTGTTTGGTATCTTTACTTGCTTTTATATTAAATCTATGTTTACAGAGGCTGAAATAAGCTACATTGAAAGCGTTAAATCTTTAGCTGAAACTGCACGTTATTCAAAAAAGGTTGCTAAAGAGTTTCAAAAGATTCGAAATCGGGTCTTAAATGGTAACGAGGCTAACTGTATGTGTGGAATGGTTTACCGAAAAATCTACATTAAGGACTTTCTTGAATTTTATGAAAGACATTCTTGATAAGTACATACAAAGTAATTACATTGAAGTCAAAAAATACACTGATTATTTCGTTTCACGCTCCAAACTTAACCTAACATCGGAAGCCGTAATATCAAACGCTTACCTTAAACTGGTTCAAATTAACCCCGACATTAAAGAAGACTACGAAGCAAAAGGTTATTTATTCCATTTAATTAAATCCGAGATTATTTGGAACGGAACGGCGTCAAAGTTGGAGTTGGTTAATTGCTTAACGGTTGACCAACAAAAAGACGAAGAAATTGACGAATATTTAATCAGTTTAGCCGAAGAAATTAAAATTCAAAACTACATTGCTACTTTAGAACTCTATAAGCAAACCCAGACCGACCGAGTTAAGAAAATATTCTTTGAAACTTATTACGACAAGGGTTATAATACCGTTAGGTCAATAGCTGCGCATTTTAACATTTCGTCTTTTGCTGCGCACGGGTTGCTGACTGAAATTAAAGAAGAAATTCGAGACCTATTAAAACACGAACCCATAAATTAATATTATAAACTATGAAAGACTTTCTAGCTTTAATTACCTTTATAACTGCAATCGGTTTCGGAGTGTGTTTAATTAATGGTTCTGAAATGGCAGGTAAATTTGGCGGTGTGTTACTTATAAGTTACATTACGTATTTAGCAATTAATGCTTATGAAAAAAACGCAAATGGACAAAACGAATAAACATCGGTTCTTTATAATTGATTCGGGCGAAAAGATGCTTTCAATTTCAGTAGGTATTGAAGAAATGCTTAAGGAAAAAGGTTTTCACTTTGTCGCATACCTTACCAGCCAAGACCACTATTTAGCAGTTGAAGAAGTAACCGAAGACGAATTTCTAAACCACTTTAAAAAACACGAAAAACACGAACTATGAAAGCAAAATACATAGAAACACCCGAAGCCCTATACCAACTATTCGAAGGTTACGTAAAGGAAACTAAAGAAAGAACAAGAAACGTTCCTAAAGCTACAAACAAAGGTGTACTATACGAACCACACACACCACCGTTAACAATAGACGGGTTTAAAACTTACTGCAATAAAAAAGGTTCTGACGTGAATCGTTATTGGTACAATGTAGGGGGTGAATGTGTTGAATATGTAAGCATCGTTACGCGCATAAAAGAAGAAATCCGAAATGACCAAATCGAAGGTGCGTTAGTTGGACAATACCAACAAAACATTGTTGCAAGGTTAAACGGGCTTACCGAAAAGACGGACGTCACTACCCAAGGCGAACGAATTAGTGAAATCAAAGTAAACATTATAAATCCAAATGGAATTTAATTCCGACTTTAAATATGATTTAAAAATTGGGCAGGTTGCTGAACAACAACTTGCTTTTTTACTTGGTTGTAAAGTTGAGGTTAAGAACGACCAAAAGGCTCACATAACTGGAAATGTATTTATTGAGTATGAAAGTAGAGGTAAGCGTTCAGGAATTGCAACGAGTGAATCTGAATATTATTGTATAGTAATTAAGTCTAGCACATTTATATTACTTCCAAAAGACGAATTAAAACAGATGTGTAGAAAATACATAGGGACAAGTAGGGACGTTGTCGGAGGTGACAATAATACAAGTAAAGGTATTTTGCTCCCACTTAAAGACCTAATAAATGGAAATAAATAGCACAATAGTATTTCAAAGGAACTGGGACGCATTAACAAGCGACAAGCGTTTTATTATAAACCAAGGCGGCTCACGTTCAAGTAAGACCTATTCACTATGTCAACTTATAATTGTTTATTGCTTACAAAACCCAAACAAGGTAGTAAGCATAGTTAGGAAAACTTTTCCTGCGTTGAGGGCAACCGTAATGCGTGACTTCTTTGAGGTACTTAAAGACTTGAACCTTTACGAGAAGGGTTCACACAATATGTCCGAAAACATTTACCGCTTTGGTAATGGGTCGCTAGTTGAATTCTTTTCGGTTGACGACGAACAAAAGGTAAGGGGGCGTAAACGTGATTTGGGTTGGTGCAATGAAGCTAACGAACTTTGGTTTGAAGACTTCCAGCAATTGAATATGCGTACCGAGTTTAAAATGATTTTTGATTACAACCCTTCGGATTCGTCCAGTTGGCTTTATGAACTACCAAAAGACGAAAGTGTTTTAATTAAGTCAACGTACAAAGACAACCCGTTTTTACCCGAATCGATTAAACGCCAAATCGAAGACCTTTCGAGAACTGACGAAGCGCTTTACCAAATTTACGCGTTAGGTGAAAAGGCAATTAGTAAGACTAACATTTTCAACACTTGGACGTTTATAATGCGAAGACCTGAAAGGTTCACGAATTACGTATACGGGTTAGACTTTGGGTACAACCACCCAACTGCGTTAATGCGTGTTTATTGGTGTGACGGTGACATTTACATTGAACCCGTTGTTTATGAAAGTTACTTAACACCAAGCGAATTAATTGAGCGCTTTAAACAACTAAACATTGAACAATCGGTTGATATACTAGCGGATTACTCACGACCCGAAATAATTGCCGAAATGCAAAACGCAGGGTTTAACGTTAACAACGCAAACAAGAACGTAAAGTCGGGAATAAACGCCGTTAAGACTTTCAAGGTGTGGTGTCAACAAGACGATAATCTTAAAAAGGAATACGAAAACTACAAGTGGAAAAAAGTCGGGGACAACATAACCGACGAACCAGTTAAGCTTTACGACGATGCAATGGACGCGGTGCGTTATGCGGTTATGTTCATTAAAGAAATGTATTACACCGACGACAGTTATTTAACCTTGTAAAACACGAAACTAAAAACTATATTATAAAGTATGGCAATAACAACAATAAACGAACCTTTCGATAAGACACCCGCTTATAACCCTATTAAGTTTTTGTACAACTCAACGAACAAAAATAACCTAGGCTTTAAGTACATCTTTGACGTTTACGAATCAGGAACCGCTAACAAGATAGCTGAATATCGAGTTTACCCAAGATTCTCGGACGGGTACGGTGAGATTGATTTAAGTAAGCTTTTACAAAACAAGGTAAGCTATGACTTCGACCAAACGTTAATTGAAAGCGACCCTGCAACGAATTCATATTACAAGTACGACTTGAAGGTTGGCGAGGAATTCGTGACATCGTACACTTACACGGCTAACCTAGTTAACAACGGAGGAAACGTTCAAATAACCCCAACAACCGCGCACACGTTTTTAGTTGGTGACCAAATCATTTTGAATGCGGGGGTTGCCAATTCAGCAATTAGCGGACTTTGGACGGTCATCGCAGTTTCAGGAACTACCAACTTTACTATTAACGCTTTGTTTGCTAACGTGCTAAACCCAACCGACAATGGAAGCGTAAGTTATGCGGATAACCGAAAGACGGTAACACGTGACATCGAAACGGCTTTGGATAAATATGTTTTTAACGGTGCTATTCCTTGGGCAAGTTTTAGAACTTACGACGAGGTTGAATTCATACTTCCTGATACTAACGCAAGGCTATTAACCAACATACCAAAGACTGGATTTAAGGTAACCGAAACTCAAGATTTGTGGGTGAACATCTTAAACAACTTTGACACAACGGGGTTTATGGTCTTCGGTAATTCTGATGGTGACATATTTTCCAAACCAATAACGGACAACGCGTTAATAACGCAGGTTGGGGTTGGTCCTAATAACTATGGAACACTAACAACTTTAGTCGGGACTGCGCCATTAATTAAACCAACTACAACTTATTATTCGTTCGTTTACACCGATGCAAGTTACTCGGATAGTTCACTTATTTACACGGTTGAACTTGACACACGTTGTATTATCGAACCGTTCGAAATTGCTTTCCTTGATAGGTTAGGTTCGTTCGGTTCTTTTGCTTTTCAGTTGAGGGCTTACGAACAAGGGAATGTTAACAAAGAAACATACAAACAAGACGTAACGGGTTACACTGATTCGGGAATGTGGACTTACGGAACGGATGAAAAGGGGACGCGAGTAATTAACCCAACGGTCACAAAGACGATACAACTAAACACCAATTGGTTAACTATTGAAATGGATAATTATTTTCAAGAACTAATGACATCACCTGAAACCTACATTAAAATAGGCTCAAGATATTTCGCGTGTGTAATTAACGAAACTACTTTCGAAGTGGCAAGGCAAAAGAACAAGAACTTAATTAAGCGAAGCGTAAGTGTAACGCTTTCAAACCAAGATTCGATAAATGGTTAGGATACAATTAGAAAACGGATACCTTGACGTTAAAGACGGGACTGCGTTCCCGTTAAACTTCCAAGTGGGTGACATTCGTGACGTGTCAAGTCGTAAGGGGGCGTTTAGTAAAACGATAGTATTAGAGGACACGAAGAACAACCACGACTTATTAAACCACTACTATGACGTAAACATTGAAGCGGGAACATTCGACATAAACACCATTACAAAATGTTCGGTTATTCAAAACGGAATACCCGTAATGGAGGACGCAAGTTTGCAACTTATATCGGTTAAGAAGAACCAAACGAACGACGCTTACGAACAATCGGTAACTTACGAGGTATTAGTTAAGGATAGCCAGTCCGATTTCTTTACGGAACTAGGTTCGAATGAATTAACAGACCTAGACTTTAGCGACCTTAACCATACATACGATAGTTCAACAATAGTTGCAAGTTGGGGAAACACGGTTACCGATGGGTATAAATATTTACTGCCTTATTCGGGGGATAACTTTTACCCGTTGAAAGAAATGAAACCTTCGATTTATGCGAAGACTTATTTTGACCGTATATTTTCAAACGCAGGGTTTAGTTACGATTGGTTAACATTGAGCGCATCGTATTTTGACAAGTTGCTTATTCCTTACAATGGCGAACTAGAGAATATTGATTATTCAGCTTATAATGTTGAGGCTAACCAAACGATAACGATTGACGGATATCAAGCAATTGCCGGACAAAACAATTCATTTAGTGAGCAGTTAGTCGGATGGACTGAAACGTTAGATGGCTTTAACCTATTCACCCCTTTAACGGGAATTTATACCAATACTTTCACGGTCAATTCAGGCGAAGCTATAAACTTCAATTTTAATTGTGCATACGATATTGACTTAATCAATTCAACGGGTGCTAACGCTTTCTTAAATGGCTTTGGTAATCCAACAATCGGAGCGGGTTATCGTTACGTTATAAGGTTGTTTATTTATGTTAATGGGGTTCAAGTTACCTCAACTTCATTATCTACTTTTGCGCAATTTGACGACCAATTTTCAGAGGGTGGAACACTAGCAAACGGAACAACTAACCTCGGTTCATTTAACCGAACTTTTAACGTTGCAGTTTCCAACTTACAACCAACGGACACGCTCGAAGTTTATGCGGGAATTTCAGTTCTTGAATGGATGGGAACGGCAGGAAGTGGGTATTTAAGATGGCAAAATGTAGGGGGTACAAACGTATTAGTTGACGTTAGCCTTACGAACTTGGTTATTGATATGACTATCGAACCGAGTACAAACATAACTGGTTCTGGCGGTACTCTTCAAATCAATAATTACGTACCTAAAAAAATTAAACAATCGGATTTCGTAAAGTCGATTTTCACAATGTACAATTTGTACACTGAAATTGACCCCGACAACCCAAATAAATTAATCTTATCACACCGTGACGATTATTATGATAGTGGACAAGAGAAAGACTGGACTTTAAAACTAGCAAAAGACCGCGAACAAGATTTAAAATTCTTACCTGAAATAACCTCAAAGCGTTTAGTCCTAACTTACAAGGACGATAAGGATTCACCAAACACAACTTATTTCAATGCGACTAACGAAATTTACGGACAAGTTGAGTATATTTTCGAAAACGAATATGTTAAGAATGTAGACAAAAAAGAAATTCTTTTCTCACCTACACCAATGGGTAAAACGGTCTTTGATGCGGTTGTTCCTTTAATTGCAGGTGCTGCTCCAAAGACGAACATAAGAATTCTATTCGATGGTGGTTTATTTCCTTGTAACCCTTTTAACATTTACGATTACGGAACAACGGGACAAACTAACCTTGTTCAATACCCGTCAATAATTCATTTTGACAATCCTAACGTACCCACTTTTGATTTGAATTTTGGGGTTTGCGATTACTATTTTTACCAACAAAACGTTTTAACCAATAACAACTTATTCAATTTATACTGGAGACGAACAATAGGACAAATTGACACGGGTAAAATGTTAACCGCTGAATTCGATTTGCGTGAAACTGATATTGCTACGTTAAAACTAAACGACAAAATTCGAATAGATAATTCTTGGTGGAATATAAACAAAGTAATTGATTACGATTGCAACAACCCAAGACTTACGAAAGTTGAGTTGTTAAGTGTTGACACTGAAATTGATTACGCTAGGTTTACAACGGGTAAACCAATTTTCCCAACACCTTCGGAAGTGGGTAATATTACAACACCAATTATAAATTCTAACTATGAAAACACGAATGTTATAAGCCTCGGAAGTAACGCTATAGTATTCGGACAAGGCAACGTAATTCAACAAGGTTTTAACGGTGTTGTAGTAGGAAATAATAAATCGGTAAGTTCGGGAGATTCGGGTGTTTGGACGGACAACTTAAACGGCAAGTCTTTAAGTAATTGGTCACCTAATTCATTAACCTATTCACCAACTTTAATCGACCAAGATTACACACTAACCGCAGACGACACGCTTATTATTTCGGATGGTGCGGCTTTAGTTAATGCAACACTTCCTGCAGTTGGGAACTTTGGTAAAACTTACGTAATTAAAAACGTTTCAACTTTCAATGTTGATGTTCAGGGAACGGGAGGAGACTTAATTGATGGCGCATTGATTTATACTTTGACACAATGGAACGCGGTCACGGTAGTTGATGACGGGACGCAATGGTTAACCATTTAAAACACGAACGAATTTTTTCTATTATAAATTATGGCGGGTACAATTAATGTAGGTACTATTCAAGTTGGAGGACTTAAAGAACTCAAAGCGGAACTCAAAGCGGTTCGTGATGAATTACTAGGAGCAACAGACCCTGAAAGGATGAAGGAACTTGCTGAAGCGGCAGGGGGTTTAAAGGATAGAATCGCGGACGCTAACGAACAAATAAACGTCTTCGCTAGTGGTTCAAAGTTCGAACAAGTTTCTAATTCATTCGGAAGTTTAAAGGATTCTATTATGAACCTAGACTTTGAAGAAGCTGCGGAGAAAGCTGAAACATTTCGACAAACGGTTACATCAATAAGCCCTGAAACCATTTCGAAAGGAATGACTGGTTTAGCCTCAACCGTTTCAACTTTAGGAAAGACCTTTGTTCAGTTTGGAATAATGCTTTTAACCAACCCAATCTTTTTATTGGTTACCGCTATCGTTGCAATTGTTGCTGCTATTGGTGCTTTAATGAATGCTTTAGGAATACTTCAACCGATAATGGACGCAGTTGGTGCGGTATTTAGTTTTGTTGGTGACATTATAAACACGGTAATTGACGCTATTAAAGAATTTCTTTCGTGGTTTGGTTTGAGTGAAGGTGCTGCCGAAGAGGGCGAAAGTAATGCTGAAAGTCGTCACGATGCCGAAATGAAAAGAAGCGCAGAAAGAATTGCAGCTTTAGAAAGCCGTTCGAATTTAGAACAAAGCGCTTACCAACGTGCTATTGATTTAGCTAAAGCCGAAGGTAAGGACGTTACAGAACTAGAGAAAGCGAAACTACGTGCATCAATAACCTTCCAAAAGTCGAAAGAAAAAGAACTTCGTTTACAGCATCAATTAATGCAAGCCCAATTAGAAGAAGCTAAATTGATAGCAATAATTAGAGGTGGCGACTATACTGAATATAATAAACTACTAGAACAAACAAAAACAATAGTTACGGGAATAACGTCTTCGATGGAAAGCGTTAAGGATAGCGAAAACCAATTGAAAATTATTGACATTGAGTCAACAAAAACGCAAGTTGAGAATTCAAAGAAACGAGCGGAAGCCGCAGCCGAAGAAGCGGAAAAAAGAAAAGAGGCTTTAGAAAAAATTAAAGAAATTCAGGACAAGTTTGCTTACGACCAACTGAGTGAGCGAAAACAAGAACTTGCAGACATCGACGCGAACTACAAAGAAGCTTTTCAACTAGCAAAAAAATACGGTCAAGACACTAGCAAGTTACTAGCTAACTACAACGCAGAACGTAAAGCTGTCAACGATGAATTCGACAAAGAAGAACTAGAAAAACAGAAGGAACAACAAGACGCTATTGCAACTTTGCAACGTGAACTTAATTACAAGACATTAAGCGAAACTGATTTAGCTCGACAAGTTGAAAGGGACGGTTTAACCGAATGGTATACACAAAAATACGAACTAGCAAAAGACGATGCCGAACTAACTAAACAACTTAAAGAACAACAATTACTCGATGAACAAGCGTTAACGGAAAAATACGCTAAAGAAGACGCAGCGAAAGTTGCTGCATACAATCAAAGTTTAAAAGACCTTCGAACAGAACTTAACCAAGTAGGTTTAAGTGACGAAGAAATAGCACGTCAAAACGAACGCCTTGCTTTGGAGAAATGGTATGCTGAAAAATTAGAACTTG